CTGCTCGGATCGGGGAGTTGTACTTCGTTAATTTCCGCTGTTTCTTCAGTCATGGCAATCCTTAACGCGCGATATACGGGTTACTAAATCTCGGTATTGTAAACGGTTTATGTTTCTGCCGCGATCCTTTTACCGGATCGGTACGGACGCAGTAACGGCAGACATAACCGACGGCATCGCCCGGATGGGAGGATTCATTCTTGACCGGCTTGGTCTTTTCTTCACCTTTCAGGGTCTTTTCATAGCGCCAACCACTCGCCAATGCCCGGATTACTTTCTTGCAGCGCGGATCGACCAGAAACGCCGGTCCGACTTCAGTCAGCCGGGTGGTGAAATTGTCGATAGCTTCCAGACGCGGCGATAAAAGATTGGTGTTATCTACTTTTACCGTCCAGAATTTCTTATATTTATTTTGCTTGAGTACTTGAACTACCGTTCTTTCATCGGTCGGGGTGCGTGAATTACCTGCCGGGTCGGGTGCGATAATCACTTCCATGCCGCTATACAGCAGCTTCAGTTTCGGCAGCAGCTTGTCGCGGATCATACGTTCAGTGCCAAAGCCGGTCAGCACCAGCTCGTCGATAATGCACAAGCGGCCATACAGGTCGTACTGCCCGAACACCAGTGCCGACACCATACCCGGATCATAACCGATAATGAGCGGCAGGAGTGGATCAGGACTTAACGGCGCTTGGGCGACGTGAATGGTGCGATTAAAGGTCGGCACGACCGGCTCTCCGGCAAGAGAAAAGCCCCAGTTGGCATGAATGAACTGCTCGATCCACGCCTTGGATTTACCCTTCATCTGGTTCTCGTAATACTTGTTCGGCAGGTTCTCCAGATTCTCGGCATTCGGTGACAAGCCGGACGGCTGCAAAAAGTACTTCACATTCTCCGGTCTGTTTTCAACCAAATATTCATGCCAGAAGGTGCTTTCCTCTCCCGGATTACTTGAACCCCACATACCGAAATTGGTGGCACCGCCGTCCTTTTTGGCCGGGTAGCGGCCACAGCGACCGGACAACGCTTCGACAATCGCCTGCGGGATCTGCACGAATTCATCAAGGATGGCAAAGGTAATCTCAAGGCTAAGTACTCGCGCCACGTCAGCCGGGGTATCCAGCGCCCGGAACAGGATCTCGCATTCGACATCATCGAAACGCATCACAAACTTCTTCGGGGTGGCATACCACTTCCCGGCCTCACCGTCGCGGAACCACTGCCCAAAACTGGCGAGCGTGGTATCCTGCAATTGCGACGACGTGTTGCGCACCACGACGCATTTAGACCGGCGAATCCCGTCCGGCCCCGGCTCCTGCAATTTTGCCATGAACGGGATTTTCATCAGTGAGCCGGTAGTCTTGGCCGACCCAATCGGCCCGACGATAAAGCTGTAGAACAGTTCGTTCGGGATGTAGTCCTGAATAAACTTGGCGACCGTCGGGGCCGGGGTGTAATTAATGGTCATTACGACTTATTGATATACGCCAGCAGTGTTCTAAAACCTTTACCTGATTCATGGTCCGGTCCGTACCACATATCGGTTTCCGTGTCGTAAACGATTGTAAGGCCGGATAGATCGTTCGGGGTGGTCACCGGCACCGGGATCACTGTGACATCCGGCATAATAAATTCTTCCTTGGCTTCGCGCAGTATGCTCAGAAACGCGGCGATGGGTTCAAGTTTCAGATCGTATTCCCCCACTCTCTCGCTTTCCCGTTCCTCATTGATTAAGATCACACGCAATGCCGGGTTGTTGTTCGGTACGGTGTTTATTACCGTTATATCGCTTATTTTCTTCATACTTTCTCCAGATGGGGTTAAGGTTTCCAGCACTGTCGGGTGCGCTGGTCGTAAACAGTATAGTCGGATTCGTTATCGGTTTCAGCGGCAACAGTGATCGGTGTGGCTCTGTAACTGCGTTTGGTTGCGCCTTCCTTGACTGGCAGTTCTTCACAGGCAAACGCCACAATCGGTTGAAACGTTGCATTGCCGCGTGGATTCGGTTGTTCCGGCGCGGTGATGGCAATCACCAGATCCGGGTTGAAATTGGGGATGATGGTGCAGTCTTTACTCATTTTCAATTAATCGACCACGGCTGGTCCCTTCCGGGAAATTGATATTGATCGAAAAGCCGGTGCCGACACCGGGATTATTCACCGCCTGCGCCTCATAACCAGCCCATCGCACGGTTGATTTTATCAGGTCTGCCTTGACGTTAGGTGGCACCAACTTGTTATGAATCAGCGCCCAACTGGTGCGCAACAGTTCTTCACTCTGCAACCGCGCCTTCATCTTGAACGACATGCCCTCTTTCGCCAGCATATCCTTGGCATTCTGCAACGCTTCCTGAAATAACGGCTCATGGCGGATACGGTCCCACTGCGCCGGGGTGATATGGTACAGCCTGCAAATCTCGGCAATCGGGGCCAGATTCAACGCCACTTCAATCGGCAACGTGGCCGGATAACCAATCTCTGCCGGATCGCTCGGTCTTGCCGGTTGTATTCCTGCCGGGGGTGGGTAAGCAGTCAGATCGTCGTCATCCTCCATATCCGGCGGCTCCAGATCGTCAATGCTCTGTATCGGCAGATCCGCCAGCATCAGCGGTCCTTCCGGCCTAGCCATGCGCGGCACCTCGGGATTTTTCGGCGCGTTTACGCGCCAGATAGACCCGCTTGGCAACACGCACCTTCTCCGGGTTGGCAATCTTCCAATCACGCTGCCGCTCCGCACTGCATGTCTTGCAATACACGGCAAGCCCGTCCGACCGTGCCTTATTGCGGGTGAAATGGTCGCTGTCGGCTGGCAAGGTATGTGCGCCCCGGCGTCTGGTGCCGGGACAGAGTTTCATTGGTTTGGTCATGCAAATAACTGGTTATGTACTTGACCACCTATTTTACACTTGGTAAAACACAGGTCAACCACTTGTTTCTTCCACCGGTTGCAGCATCAGCACATATTCGACCGTGGCTTGCAGGTCTTTCAGGGTGCCGTTATTCATGATAATGTCAGCGACATATTTGTCGTCGAGTGGCTTTTCCGATTCGTGCGTGGCATCAATCCGGTGCGGGTTATGATCCCGTTGAACGCGCAGCACATGACCGCCCAACTGGTTGATCATCAGGGCTTCGGATTCAAAGCGTACGTCCGTGACGACAATGTTGGCAAAGGTATCGTCGGCAAACATCTGCAATACCCGGCTGCGCAGCACCTGCTCCCAAATATCCGGGGCGATCATCTGCCGACCCCATTCCGTGCCGAAGGTCTGCATGATATAACGCGGCGTCTTGTTGAACACACCCATCTTGGTTTCCTTGAGCAGCCGTTCCGTAAACCACTTTTCCGACACGCCCAATATCTTCGGCAAGTAGGTTTTCATCGGATCGGCAAATGCAATTCGGGTGAACAGCGGGTAGGTCAGGCTGCACAAAATATCACCTACCGTATCTTTCCCGCTTCCGGCCTCGCCGGTCAGTCCTATCAACATGTCAACCTCCAAACGTTTGAGTATAGCAGGTGAGTGGTTGGGGTAGAACTTGAATTTCAGCAAATTTCTTCGAGTGGTTAAGTACTCATATAAGTACCGAACTACTTTTACCCTTTTGTCAGTTTTGTCAGTTCTTAAAGTACTGAACTACTCTTAACCTTTTGTCAGTTCTGTCAGTTCTGTCAGTTCTGTCAGTTCTTAAGGGGTAAAACATGAAAAATTGAAAATTCTGTAAGGGCTTTAGCTAAATAGATGACCTAGCCCCTCCCGGTGCCTCCCCCTCCCGGCAGTCCGACAGTATAAAAAGAATGCTTATCTCTCGAGTATTGATCCACTAGCCGCCCTGCCTGCCCTGTCAGGACTGCCAGTCAATTAATTTCCCGCTGGCTTGCGTTATTGCGTGAAATAGCGCATAATGGGTTTGTGTCTGGCAATACCGCCAGCACAGCACAATAGGGGACACCACCATGCAACAAGTAAAGAAAGTAACAAGATTCCATATCGAAGAGCAGGTAGAAGAATATACGCAACT